CTGGCTAGGCTCATTTCCTCTTATGTCCAATTTTACTGGATTAACCCTTTAAAAGCAACTAGGCAAATCTACCTAGTCCGTCGGTGACTCTGGAGTACTTGACCTCTAGTATTACGTCTGATGACAAAAAGCCCTGAAGTTCAAGGGATGGGTCAATTGGAGAAGTTTCTGTAATATGAATGCTGTGGAAAATTAATTTGTTGGTGGTCTTTAAAGAATTGACATCTTTTGCAGATTCGTCCATTCTTCTAAACAGGTCAGTCATTAGGTTTCTTATCTCATATATCTCTGTTATATCTGTTGAGTATATGGTAAACAAAACCTTTTCGCAGCATATCAGCCAGTTCTCTTCATAGGACATTCCGATCTTGTCATATACGATATGCTTTTTACCGTTTAGGAATTGATCCATTTCTGGTAATTGCTGAACTGGAATAATAGGTACTATCTCAGATCCTAGATTATCTGAGTAGTAGTCGTCTGGATCAAATAGTCCAGTAAGTTTTAATTGGGTCCACAAGAACTTGCGAAGCTCAAACATTGCGTCTATTTTATAATCTACTGTCATAGTGACCCTCCAAATGATGAGCTTAATGCTGCATCTGCCTGCACTCTTATTTTACCAGCACTGAAGCTATACTGCACCTTTTTAATATTAGTTGGTACACTCAATGCTCTTGCAATCTTAGCATTAAATATTCTTTGAAACCCTGAAGACTTTATTGAGGAGTTTACTGGTTGACCTCCAAAGAATCTTCCGTATGTGAGTGCAAATTGATTTGTTGCAGCCTTGCCTCCTGGCCTCTTGACTGTAACTGAGGTGCCTTTGGGCATAAAGACTGTTGCACCATCTAATTCAAATACTAGGCGTTCTGCGGATCTTGGTCGAATTACTATGGGCATTCCTTCTTCCATTACGGAAGCTTTATTAGCAAATACATATCTATTCTTTTGTTTTTTATTTTTAGACGGTACTGTTGATTTAGATAGTTTAAAATCACGGCCTACTCTAAATGAAAGGCCTTCAGAATCTATTAGATATAGGTTGAAAAGCCTTGCTGTTGGGTTGCCAGTTTTATTCCACTCGTATACATGGTGAAGGCTTTTAGGCTTTACTCTTGCTTGGGCATCAACGTACTGACCAAAATCTTTTTCTATTTGATTAAATATGGTTGTTTTAAATAAATTTTTAAATTCAGCATTTGTTGTTAGCTTGGCAATAACAGCTGCTTCATAATACAAAAATGCAGATACTTGAGCCACGGTGCTATCTTTTATTACTCCTGGAACTGATCCTGCCATCAATCTTTCAAGACCGCTGGCTGTTTGTAATAATGCTACGCTACTGTCCAATTACCTGATTCTCCGATCTTTTAACGGTTGTATTGTAACCAATAATTCCGCCCATCGGCTCTGTAATTGGAGTAACTCCCATTACTTCAAATACTGTTGGCGTGTTGCTTGGAAAGTTAATCTCTTCCCAAATAACAGTTCCGTCTAAATTTCTAATGTTTGTAACCTTTTCGTTAAATACTAATTTGGATGTAGTTCTTATTTGAATCATCTGCTCATTAACATATTTGTTTGAAAAGGTCTGCTTGTCTCCAGATCTGCTGGCTGTAGAATTACTAATAGTTCCTTTTGCGCTGCATGCAACTGTTCTATTAAATTGCCAGTCTTTCTTTAAAGATCCCGTCGCTGGGTCCTGTGTTTCAAATTGCCTATATACATCAATAAGCATTGGAAGAACGGAGTCGACAAGATCATACATTAGATAAGGACCATTTGAGATATAACATGTGGAGCAAGCAATTGATCTGCATATAGATTGCCAGTTCCTTTTGATGCTGAGCTGTTATATTCAAAACTCCAGTCAAATGTCTTAATGGATTTAATGTACTTATTTCTCCAGACTTTGTCCTTTGAGAAATAGTCTTTCATTAGTTCAACTGTTGCCATCTGCACTTGAGCGGGAACTAAATCCCATCCAAATTCGCCAACGATCTTATACTTAACGTTCTTAGAAAAGACTCCATTATATGTATCATTAATTGTTGGAGGAACTAAACCATTTGCAACATATACTGAATTGTCTAATAGGTTTACTCTATTAACTCTTATTCCAAAACCTGTTTCTGAAACAATTGGGTCATATAGCCAGTTGTTTACCTTTGGTGTAGCAAGGTTATCTACAAGAAGTATATCGTTAGAATAAATCTGGTATATCCGATTTATTTTAGATGATAGGGGTAGAGTATCTGATTCGTCTCCGTATATAATCTTTGTGTCTGGATACAGGTAGAATTCTTGCTGAGTGTATTCTTCAATTAATTTTCTTGCATATCTCTCAGCCATCTGGAGGTCTGAGTATGTCTTGTAGTTAGGATCACTTGGATCCGACCCAAAGTTTAATTCATCTATTTGCTCATTGATAGAAACGTATGGGGTTACAACATTCACATAAGTTGTATGAGTTCCCACTGTTGATCCAGCTACTGCGTATTCCCAGACGAGCTTTAGCTTTCTGGGATATGCAGAATAGGAAAACGGTAGCACAACTTGATATGTGCCGACATCTGTTTCAACGGCTGTTCCTGTTAGAGTAAGTAATAAATTGGTAGAAGATATAACGTTAGCAGGGTTTTGAGTAATGTCATAAACCTTTGCCGTTACGTTACCCGTAGGGGATGCTAATTCACCCTCCCAGTAGATCTTTGTTCTGATCGGTGAATTGCTGTTTACATATATCTCTGCCATTTTATAAGCTTAGATTAGTTGTAATACTCCTGAACTTCCTTTGGAGTTGCTAATCTAAAGCCCTCCTCCTTATCAAAAATTTCTTGAGCATTTTCTTCTGTCATTGCAATAAAAGGGTGCTCTTTTGTAAATGTAAATCCAATGATATCGTATCTGAAGTTTTCTCTAGTCATTCGAACTAGAACCGTATCTTCTGGCTGAGCATCTAGGCTAAATCTAGGAAGAATCTCTTCTGCGTCTTCGTTAAATTCATCTGTTGCGTCTTCGATATCTTTAATAGTTTTTTGATAGACAGACCATGTAACTCCCTCTTCTGCAAGGGCGGCAACGATATCTGCCTTACTCTTAATTCCATCAGTATCAACTGCAAAGTCCTCTGCAATTTTTCTGAGTTCTGCGACCTTCAATGTCTCAAATGACATATTATCTCCTTTGTTAGGTTCTTCAATTATAGCATTGATAAATTAAAATGAAAAGCCCCTAAAATTAATTAGGGGCCTTTCGAGGGTTTTATCTTAAATTAATTAAGAAGCAACCTTAACGTTCTTTACAACTACCCAAGCGTCTGCCTGCTCGATTTGAACTCCAACACGAGTATACATTGTGTACTCGATTGTGTCCTTACGTGGCTGGAAGAAGCGGTAAACGGTTACGTCACGCTTGATACCAATAACTACGTTATTTGGGAATGTCAAGTGGATATCTCCGTGTGAACCTGTTGGTGTTGCGTATGTACCAGTCTGTGTTTCATTAAGAAGTGGAACTTCAACAATCGGAATACCGAATGCGAATGGTGCCACGTATCCTGCTGGTCCACCTAGTGGTGCAACTCCACCACGGATAACGCTTGAAGCGATATCTTGTGGAATTGTTTGGTTTGTTCCAATGCTGTTAGCATATAGGAAATCCTGAATCAAGTTTGATCCAGCAAGGAAGCGAAGGTCTCCACGACGTTGCTTGTACTTACGTGGCATAGCCTTAAGTGCCTTGTTGAATACTTCACGTGATACTGCGGCTCCTGCTGCGTCTACGACACGGCCTGATGCCTTTGCCTTCTTTACAACGCCATCGAATGACTTGTAAAGACCGTCTGCTGTTAGAAGTGTGTCACCGTTAAGAATAACATCTTCGATGTCATTTCCTGCTTGTGTTGCCATCAAACGTGCAATGTGATCTTCTAGATCTGCACCTTCGATGTTATCTTCTAGAGACTCTGTTGAAAGCTCCCAGTCCATGCGGAGTTTCTTTGTTGTTAAAGAGATTTTTGAGAAAGTTACTGGTGCATTTACACCAGTGTTGTCTGCCTCGGTTGCAAGCTTCATAAGCTTCTCACCAACGGACATACGGTCAATCTCGGCTGTGTCTGACTTCATACGAACTGTACGTGCGACCTTACCGATAACGGTTGCGTCGAACATATAATCAAGGAAGCGAGCAGACTGCTCTGGGTTGAGTAGTCCACCGTTGCCATTTTCAGACGCTACGTGTACTCCTGTTCCACCAGTTGCTGAACCGAATCCTGTTGATACCTGAGTACCAGCTGCTACGGCCTTTTCTAATGTTTCATTGCTCATTTTTATACCTACCTTAGTTGAATATTTCGTTTACGGAACCGAGGAAAGAACCGTTCCATTTAGATTTTTTGATTGTTGTTGCTTCTTCTGATCGGCCAAGATCTGAAGACTTCTTAAATGCAGTCTCTGATTCTACTGCGTCGACACGCTTTTGTACACCATCAATCGTGCTCTTGATGTTATTTACAGCGCTTGAAAGTGCTGTGTGTTGTTCTGCCAACTCTGAAATTCTAGCATCTACGCTCTTGCTGAAAGCTTCAACAGTCGTTTGGATTGTTGTTACTTGTGCTGCATTTGCTTCAGATGCCTTGTTTAGAGTTTCTGAGAAAAAGCCTTTTAGATCGCCTAACATCTTCGCAAAATCAGGTTCATCAACCTTATCTTCTGATACTTCGGCTGCTTTTTCCAGAGTCTCGGCAGGAACGTCTTCTGCTACTGCTTCTGCAGGAGCTTCAGCTGGAGCTGCATCATCTGCAACTACTGCTGTATCTTCAACGGCTGCTTCTTCTGCTACTGCTTCGGCTGGTGCCTCTACTGCAACATCTTCGACAACTACGTTTTCTGTATTATCTGACATTTCATTACCTCCTTCTGCGTTTGCCTGTTTTGCAATTGTTTGTGTTTCAGGCAACGTAAATCTTGAATGCTTATATGCATCAAGAATCTTATCTATCTCTTTTGCTTTATTAACGTCTGAGCTTTCAACCCATCCTATTAATTCTGCTGGCTTTCCAGATACTGGAGAGTCGTATGTTTTATCTGTTGAGATAAAAACAGAATCACTGTCTGCACAGTAAAATATGTTTTCAGTTACTACACCTACTGCAATTCCCTTAGCAATGTATTGTCCATTTACTTTCTGAATAGAAAGAATGTTACAAAGTTCATTTGCTGGTGAATCAACAATAGAAAGTTCAATTAGTTCATAGTTCTTAATAAATCTTACGGTCTTACCGTTTGCCTTGTTAACTTCATTGTCTGACTCAAGAATCTTTCCGCCGATTGAGAATCCAGATAGAGTTCCGTCTAGAACTTTCTCCCAGGTGTCTTGTGCGCCCTTTGAGATGTATGCATCTACATACACTCCGTTGAAGAACTCTTTTGACTTTGGATCATAAAAAGTTTCTGGCTTAAATGAAACCATCTTTCCTACCGCATTTGATCCGTGCATTTCACGAATATTCCCACGGAAATTTTCGAATGCCTTGAGACTTGATTCTGCTGTTACAACATCACCAGTCTGATCAACATTGTCTAGGGTTGCGAATCCAGATACGGTTCTCTTTTCACGGTTAACTTTAGTAAAAGGAACCGACAAATTAATAACGTTGCCGTTACTGGTCCATAAAGACTTTTCAATGTTCATATGCTTAATTTTATAGTGTTATAGACTATAAAGCAAATAACAGTTGAGTGGACTTAGTCGACCCGTCTTCCTTCGCCTTTGGCATTTCGGCCTTCTCCCACTTTATCTGAGGAGGATGCGGATCTTTCGGAATCTCGGGCCCTGGTTTTCCCAGCGGTTGCTTTTTGATCAGCAGCCTCTTGGGGCTTTAATTCAACCATTTTATCTCCGCCTTCAACAGGTATCATTCCTTTTCTAATTCTAACTTCATTTGGAGTAATTACCTGCATTCTTAAATATCTTTCATCTATTTGAGATTGAGTGTCTTCATCAGTTAAAGTTAATTCATTAAACTTTAAAGTCAAGGCATCTGTTTTTTCATCAAATATTGCATTAATTTTTTTCTCCAGGGTCATTTGAGCTGGTCGGCAAACCTGCTCTTTAAATGTCTTATCAGCATCTCTGGCTACCGCTAAATTAACCCCCTCTGGAGTTCCTATTTTATTAATTGGAACACGGTGGGCAAGTAGAATTTCGTCTCTATTTGATTTACGATATTTCTCAAATGATCCTTCTTGATTACCCGCTTCAATAGGCTCCATTTTAAATTCAACTTTTGAGTCTGGGCTATCTGCTGGAAGTGGAACATATAGGGATCTGTGATTCTTTCCCTTTAATCCAACTTGGAAAAATTCAAGCAATTTTCTTTCTGACTCTGGAGAAAGCTTTGCTCCCTTAACTGTAATAATATATCTTGGGACCGCTTTGTTTTCAAAGTAGTCTAGATTGTAACGGCCAGATAATTCATTTCCAGCAAGGGCTACCTGTGCTGCAATGATGTCTGGAATTCCATAATAGTTATTCATTGGTGTGTACTTCTTAAAATGAATAATTTCATTTGGGCGATCTTCTTGACCAGCGATTGGGTTCTCTGTTTCATTCTCGCCGAAGTTATTAAAGAATACAGCCTTGCCATACAGCAGCTGAATGAAGCCATCTCTAAGTCTGCGAACACGCATTGTCTTTGCTGGGATATGCCCAATGTACCCAATGTCTCCGCCTGTTGTTCTTCCTATTTCAAGGTAACCGTTTCCTGTTGCTTCAAGATCTGTGTAAACCTTAATTAATGTTTGTGTAAATGTATCTTCAGTATTCGTTGTATCTAGCCAAGCGTGTAGATCTTGACGAAGCTTATTTAGCTTTCTACGTGCCCTCTCAAGCTGTTTGTCATCTGTTATTGAATCAAAGGCATCATTTGTTTTCTTTGTTTCAATAAAGTCATAACCTAGGCCAACAATATTGGCAACCTTTGCATTAATTGCTGCATAGTTATATGTTGAAATTTCATAAATCTTTGAAAGATACTCTTGGTTGTATGGAGGCTCAATAAGATCAAACATAGCGTATCCGCTAATTGCTTGTGCCAATAGGTTTTGTTGTGTTCCAGTATCTTCAATGCCTGAGAATGATTTAGAAAACTCTCTATTAATTCTACGCTTAAATGATGACCCGAGACCTCTAAGCTTTTTGATGTCTTCTAGGCCTATTGCAAACGGGTCGTTGTTTTTTTCATCCTTTTTAAAAGAAAACCAATCCGCTGTATTTGATATGTCGATAATGTTTTCTGAATTATCTTCACCGAGAAATTCTACTGTCATCTTAAACCACCTATTTTTTTCATTTCGTCTTTATAGTTTCCGATATCATATGGATCAGGAACTAGTCCCCAGTCAAGTCTTTGCTTTTGATGCTGGAATTCTTCGTCGTCAATCTTTCTTCTTGCTGAAAGAAATTTAGGCCCGCCCTCATATATGCCAAATGAGCGAACTTCTCTAGCCAAAGCATCGATGTTGGATCTATTTCCTTTTTTGGACGTGACTGAAAGAAAGTTCCCATCGTCGTCTCCAATCCATCTACCGTCAGGCATCTCCCATACGTATATGCCTAGAATCGATTCTTCTTCATTAATGTTATATTTAGCTTTATTAATATCCATAGACATAAATCATACCATTATTCTGTGCTAAAGTCTAGAGTTTGCACAAGAGGTGGACAAAATTATAGGCTAACTGACTCTGGCTCTACCACAGTTATAAAGAACGGGGTCAAATCTTCACCTAGGGCGGACTCTTCAATTCCAAAAGCGGTGTCATTTATTTGATTTACGATATTTCCCGTATATAGCAAGTAGTGATTAAGCTTAGAAGATAGCGGTAATGCATTTTCATATACGGCAAGATTGTTATACATATGCCCAGATCCAGACTTGGAGTCATTTTGATTTTGATTAAACTTAAGGTTGCTGTCTGCCGATGTAAATTCAATGATTATATGGTGAGGCGTATTTACAGCCATGAAGTCCCATACGTTTACTGCGGATGTCCTATTTATACCATTTACATAGATTGAGGATATTCCTGCTTTTGTTATGACCCCCGCATTATTCCACTCGTACCGACTGGCTAATCCGCTCACTAAAACATTGTCGTCGTACTGAGGGGTAAATATAACTTCTACTGTTGAAATTGCTGGGACGTTATTTAAAGAAAATCCGTGTCCGTCATACATAGTAAGACCATTGTTTTTATTATATGACAACGTCTTGCTATTTGTCTTTGGCAAAGAATAGTCATAATTCGAAGATATATAATATCCAGAATTGTCGCTGTAGAAATTCTTTGAACCGTAAAAAGCAATGTCTAGGGATTTTAAAATCGGTAGATATCTGGTGGCATCGTCAGATGATAAAGTTACCCTTAGATAAATAATATCTGAAATTTGATTATCGTTTTTATTAAAGTATGGCAATGGCGATCCATTTGTGCAAGTTCTCCATGTTATGTTGTCTATGCTTGCCTCTACTAAAATTCCTTTTACGTCATTTTCCCAGTGTATCTGTGAGCTAGTAATCCCTAGGTAATTTGGTACAATAAAATGATCTGTGAAAGAAAAAGACTTGGCCCCAACTGCCTCTGGAATATATACAGAAGACTGATCACTTGATAAATACTGGCCATTAATATTTAGCTCGCTCCATAATTTTGATACAGGATATGTATATGAAAATTTGCGCTGCATAGATTCTGTGTTCATACTAAAAAGGTAACCGCCATCTATAGACGCTATTTGAGATACATTAACTTCCTTTGTACCCTCATTGTAATGACTTAAAATCTGAGAAGGTGATAAGGCATACCTATAAAATCCTACTGAGTCTATTACAAATTTTCCTGTAGAAGGACCACTTTTAAATGTTGCAATGTCATTTAAAAATTTATAATTATCTACAGATGTGGTGTCAACCAAAATACCGTTGACATACAAAGACAAAAGATTGCTTTGGAATATACCTACTACATGAATTGCTTCAGAATTAGATACTGTATGTTCTGCCTTATTGGCACCTACTTGAAATATAATATTACCATTTTCATAGAATATTCCAGTGTCTGTAGCCGTGTCTCCCACAACTGTTGCAGTAGCATTATATGCTGGAAGCAAAACCCAGGCCTCTATTGAAAAAGTATTATCTTTATAATTTTTGTTTGCTATTCCTTTTGGGCTATAGGTAATTTCAGTAAGTGGCAACATTTCTGTTCCTCTTATTCCTCCCGCCACCAAGGGCATTATTTGCCTTAAAGATGTCGAAGAAGCAGATCCATTATTTAAGCTTCCAGAGTAGTCGTAAACAGAGATTCCACCTAATTGTGCATAAACTAATCCGCTATCTTTTAAATCTTGATATGTAGCAAACTGTGATAATAGCTCGGTGTAGTCTGCTATTTGCCCAGACTCTACTTCATCTAATAAATAAAATGAGTTTGGAAAGTCGTTTAAGACTGTATTTTTGTATGACATTCCATCCTCCTTTTTAAATTAAAGTGCTGCTATTTGTGTTTGCTTTTCAGCAATAAGTGTATTTAAAGTTGCAACAGTTGTATCGTCTGGATCAGACTTTGCATTTTCAGCGATAAGTCTTACTTCAAGTGTATACATCTGATACTCTAGGCTTCTAATTTCTGCTTTAGCAATTGCTGCTTTCTCGTCATTTGTTAGAACTGTGTATGTTGGCATTTTATTCTCCTTCTTCTATTTTTGTTTTTTCGGATTCAATGGCTTGAATCTTTTGATCTATTGACTCTATGCTGAGGTTTATTTCAGCAAGCTCCTCCTGAGTTAAGTCAGGAGTAATTTTATTTGTGCTAGTATATTTGTTACAATTAAGTTCTTTTATATACTGATTTAAAATAAAAACTTTTTCTTCTTTTGTTATCATATCATAAACCTTCATTATATCCAACTGGACCAAGGGCCGTCAAATATTGCAAAAGTATTGTCATTTTGCCCATAAAGTCTACATCTCAGATATCTTGCGTTGGCGCTGTATGGTAAATCTGTTGTTGATCTAACCCAATAATTCCAGTTATATCCATTTACTGGACCCCTTGTCATAGATGTTGTATAGTTTATTGTACTGTTAGCAATTGCAGTTCCGCCTCCTTGGGCTGTTCTAACTTCCCACTCAATTCCAAATGGTGTGAACGCACCGCTAAATGATGGGTTATCAATACCCCATTTTATTTGACTTCCAGTTCTTTCAAACTGAACAGTTGGCACACCAACTGAAGGGGGGGCTGCTGTTGTAGTTGCCGATGCAGTTCCGTCACCTCCATAGCCATATCCTGTTTTATTTGCAGCAATTGTTACATAGTATGTTGTGCTTGAAGATAAACTTGATACAGAATATGAGGTATTAGTTGTTGTTGTATTAACTATATTTGTTCCGCCAGAAGATGTTCCAACTTTTACAGAATAAAAAGCTGCTCCAGATACTGCCGACCATGAAATTGTAAATGAACTTGAAGTTATTCCGCTTGTAGATGGGCTAGGTGCGCCTGGAGCAGTATATGCAATTGTAGCTGATGTTTTGTATGATCCATATGGTGTCCAAACATTGTTGTCACCTGAAGCAGATATATAAAAATAGTATGTGCTTCCTTCGCTACCTGAAATACTATAGCTTGCAGCAGTTCCTGTCCATTCTGGTGAATCATAGGACACAGCGGGGTCTAAAGAAATTGAAGATGCGGTAGTCCAATACACTCTATACTTTGTTGCATTTGTTGCTCCGCCCCAAGATACGGATAAATTTGAAGTACTTGCAGAACTGCTAGCGAATGTAGGGGATGTTGCGTTAGGTTGAACAAGGTTTCCGCTGCCAGTTCCATAATCGCTTCGTGTTGCTGCAGCCGCTATAGCAGATGCCACTGATGATCCGTATCCTTGAACATTTCCTGAAGTTCTAGGGTATATAGTAAAGTTTCTAGCACTATCATCAGGAGGATTATAAACATAACTTGTTACGTTACCCACATTTCCAAAAAAAGTACCGTTAACGTAAAGATCATAAGATACTGCGCCAATAGCTGCAGGCCAACTCAAAGAAATCCGTCTAGTTGTATTTACTGCTCTTACTGAAAATGATGCGTTACCTGCAGTTCCTGTACCGTTAAATGTTCGTGCTCCAATATTAACACTTGGTGACCCTGCAGATCCTCCCGATGTAGTTTCATATGTGGTTGCATTTAATATAGAGTTCCAGGATCCGCTGTAGCTTAAACCATTTGGGTTAAATGAGACTGTTGGTGTAGAAACTGACTGTGTTGTATTTGAACCTGTTAATGATGTGACGTGTGGGAGCATTTGGGTTCCAGTAGTAGAAGAAGTTGTTGTGTTACCTCTTTGATTAGTAGCTCGTACTTTAACTCCAATCACTGATTCTGCATCTGCCGAAACAGTTGTATATGTAGAAGATGTCGCTCCAGAAATGTCTGAACCTGACCTAGTCCACTGATATGTATATGATGTTGGAACATACGCATCATTGGAATTCCATGAGCCTACAGATGCACTATATGTACAACCAAGTCTACCGTCGAGTCCTGATGATACTGTTATAGATGGATTTGAAGAAGAAGATGGAAATTCTGGGTAGTTTATTAGCCAACTTGTCCCATTATAAATCCAAGCTTGCTTTGCGGTTGACCAAGACGAACCATTATAAATCTTTAATGATTTTTGTGTTTGCCATGTTGTTCCATCATATGCTTTTATAGTCATATGTTATCCTAGTAGAAAATATATAAATCGCCAGCTGCAGTGCCAGTTGGTGGCGTTCCAGTTGTGTTATAGAATATTTTATTTGAGTTTGCAGTATTTGTTCCGTTTGAATATGCTGTAGTTGCTACAGTTGCCCATGACTCTGCCGTTCCATTTGTAGTTAGAAATTTTCCAGAGTTTCCAGACTGCGCTGGTAAAGAATATTGTGCAACCGTATTCCATAAAGTCGAAGTACCATTTGTACTTAAGAATTTTCCAGAGTTACCAGTTTGTGAAGGAAAAGTTTCCCCTGTGGGACCTGTAGGTCCTGGGACTGTGCTGTCGGCGCCTGTTGCGCCAGTGGCACCTGTAGCGCCCGTAGCGCCTGTTGGACCTACTACTGTGCTGTTAGCGCCAGTTGCGCCTGTTGCGCCTGTAGGTCCTGGGACTGTGCTGTCGGCGCCTGTTGCGCCAGTGGCACCTGTAGCGCCCGTAGCGCCTGTTGGTCCTGCGACTGTGCTGTTAGCGCCAGTTGCGCCAGTGGCACCTGTAGCGCCTGTTGATCCTGTTGCACCTGTTGGGCCAACAATTGTGCTGTCGGCGCCTGTTGCGCCAGTGGCTCCTGTTGCACCTGTGGCACCAGTAGCACCTGTAGTAAGTCTTTGTAGAGTCCATGCTGTGCCATCCCATATCCAAGTGTTCTGGCTACTTGTAAATAATTGATTTAATGAGGGGCTATTTGGAAAGTCTATTGGCATAATATCTCCTATACTCCCGCAATCGCTTTAGCTTCGGCTTCTGTTAAGCCTAACGCCTGCAACTTACTAAGAGCTGAATTTTTTGCTTCTTCTTTATCTAAAATATCTTGTGCTTCTTTATCTTCTATTGCTTTAATTGCATCGCTTAACTGCTTTGCAGTTGGAACTGGATATTCTTGACCTACCCAAGTTATCATAGATATGTCATCATTTACCATACTAAATACAGCATCTGGATACAAATAAAGTATTGCGTTAAAGTTTTTCATGCTAGTATCTCCATTGCTATAATTTGAATTGGATTTCCACTTGGATTAGCACCCCAGTTATTTGCGCTAAGGACGTTGTTAATCTGAATTTTATAAGTTGTTGCACTTGTAGTTGCTGGAGAATCTATATACTGAATTGAATATTGAGCATAGTTTCCAGTATTAACTCCCCCACCATTTGGATAATAAGTACCTAGTACTGCTGAAGTTAATGATGTAGAATTTTTTACAAGTTGAACCAAACCAGATTGATATGATGGACCAGTACCTAAAATTAAAAATGATGTCATTACAAGAATTTTACTTGTTGAAAGTGTTGGGGTAATTGTTACAGATAATCCGCTAACATCTACATATCCTGCTCCACCTGTTGAAGATGTAGTATTTGATGTTGTAGCACTAACAACTTGAACTATTTTTCCACCGCTTGCTCCTGGTAAACCAGTGGCGCCTGTTGCGCCTGTTGCTCCTGTTGGTCCTGCTACTGTGCTATCTGCGCCTGTTGCGCCTGTTGCACCTGTTGGTCCTGTAGCGCCTGTTGGACCTGCTACTGTGCTGTTAGCACCAGTTGCGCCTGTTGCGCCTGTAGGTCCTGGAACTGTGCTGTTAGCGCCAGTTGGGCCTGTTGGGCCCGCTACTGTACTATCTGCGCCTGTTGCGCCTGTAGAACCTGTTGCACCAGTTGCGCCTGTTGCGCCTGTAGAACCTGTTGCGCCTGTTGCGCCTGTTGCTCCTGTAGGTCCTACTATTTGTCCGACTGAACTCCATGAGGATCCGTCCCAAATGTAAAGATCTCCATCTGATTCAACAATTCTTCCATCATTTAAAGTATTGCCAGTAGACGGTAAAGAAGGTACTG